ACAGCAGCCCTCGTGCAGGGTGTCTGTTGGCACACCGCATTGAGGGCAGACGAACTGTTCATCGCTCATGGCGACCTCCAGTGTTTGGGGTTAGGCGGAACGGGCGGCGAGCATGGCCTCGGCCTGTGCGTAGGCCATTTCTGAGATCGTGTCGAACTCGTAATCGTCGTAGTAAGGGTTCGCGCTCATGCCTTGCAGGGCTTTTGCCGCGAAATAGTCGCGCAGGCTCATCCCGGACAAATCACGCTTCGTTTCGGCGACTGTCTTCGGCTCAAAAACCATGTGGTCGTAATCCGCGACAGGGAAGGCAGGGCCTCCGTCTTGAATGCTCATGACTCTCTCCATTCGTTGGTTCACCCGGTTAGGCAGGCAGCTCAACGGCCGTGATTTGGGTGGAACCCATGGCGAAGCTCTGCCGATTTCCTTGCAGCCACTGCGTCAATTAGGGTTTTGTGATAGCCGAGGTAGATGTGCTTCCTGTCGACGACTATGTGGGCTTGGAATCTTTGGTCGCAGTGGACGAAGAAGACTCCGTGAATCCCACTGGTGTTGCGGTGCGATAGCCGCATGTTCTTGTTGTTTTCGGCAGCTGTTACGGCGCGCAGGTTGGCGGCACGGTTGTCCCGGCGATCACCATTTATGTGATCTATCTGCATGCCATCCGGGATAGGTCCGTGATGCAACTCCCAAACTAGCCGGTTGGTGCGAAACTGATCTCCGCCTACCCGTATTACTTCGTAGCCGTCTCTGTTCGACGTGCCCGCTCGCTTTCCAGCGTACTTTCTGTTCCAGAGATCAAGCAGTTCGGGGTGGTTGACTTGATGTGCCTGCCTGGGCTTCCAGTACATCGCCCCGTCGACAGGGTCGTAACGGAGCAAGCAAACAACGTATGAGCTGCTTACGTTCATCTACACCTCCTATTTGGTAGGGCGAGGCGCGTAAAAAAGCCCAGTCGAAACCGGGCTTTTCCCTCTTTACGTACAAGCCTGCCGGGCGCATGTGGCGTCGGGCAGATATTGGCTAGTCCATGATGAAACCCTCCGTTGTTCGCTCACTGGGAAGGCAGTGGCCACCTATGGAATGGGGTGCAGATGACCGGAGCTGATCCCGGCATGACAGGACTCAAACCTGCCTACGTTTAACGATCTGTAAGTGTCAATTCACTAGCATCAAGCGGGTCTGACCGTTCCACCGTCTCCGGCGGACTATGCTTTCGCATCCGATCCCTGAACTACATCAGGGGTGATTTCCCGTACGTGAGCCCATCAGCTTGGGCATTCATCTGCGTGTTGCGGTGATGCAGGTGTCCAGCGTGCGCTGGGTTGGCTTCCGCATCGGCCTGCAATCTCAGATGGCGAACCATCCGCCCGCCGGATTTGATGCCCCGTGATGGGCTGGCGGGTAACCGGTGTGCACGTTCCGGCGAGATTGCAGGCCGATGCGCTCTCATAGAGAGGATCGGGCAGTTAACGACAGGCTGTCGTGGCGCTGGTCGTTCAGGGGTTAGCTGCTTCAGCAGCCTCAAACTCGCTACCGAGGATTTCGATCATCACGCCATTCGGCTTTGCCGACGTGCTCACGTAGATGCAGTCAGGCGTCACCACATGCTTGTAGCTGGAGAAGAACAGCGAGCCGCCGCCAAGCCCCATTGCGTCGAGGAACGGCTGAAGGTCCGCTTTATCCTTTGGCTTGTTCGCCTTGAAGTCTTCTTTCAGCTTTTCCAGCTCAAGCTTCAGCGCCTTTCGCTCATCACCCTTGGTACCAGGTGGAAGGCTTGAGCGCGGGAACTGAGCCCCTTCTGCCTTTGGGTCTGGCTTCGTCCACAGCGGCTGTGGCATTGGTGGGCTGAACTTCAGACCGTAGAAGTTACGACCACTGTGCATGCTGGTCTGGAACAGCGCGGTGGCGCCTACAAAGCGCTTGGCAAACTCTTCGCCCTGCACCTGCAAACGATCCGCGCTTTCTCTGTACGCCTTCCAAGCCGCCAGAACACCGGCATCGCTTGTCTTGTAGTAGGCCATCTCACTTCCTCCGGGTTGATTTCCCGTCAGGCCCTCTTGCGAAGGCCTGCCAGTGAAAGCGTCATGCCGAGAACAGCTCTTGCTGAGCCGGTTTCGGCATCAAAAAAGCCACCATCTTTTCGCTCGGCCATTCGGTCGCATCGATCCAGTCTTGGTGCCCGTGCTTTATCTCGGCCGGGTGAAGCCAGCGGCCTCGCTGCTTGTCCGGGCTGATGTAGAACTTGAACCCTTGGTCTTTCAGGTGCATCGCTCATTCCTCCGTTGATTTCCAATGCCGCCTCATAGAAGCGGCATCAGTAAATCTGTGGGTGCGCTCACAAGTCTTTAGGCTCAAGCGCGTACTTGATTTGCAGGTTCTGCTCGGGTGAGTAGATGGGGTTGCAGGTGCTGCAATGGCCAGCCACCGCAATCTCTACCTTGAACTGCGCCCGCTCGGCAGGTCGCAGGCAGCTTGGGCAGTACTCGCTGTCAGCCCCCTCTAGATCGGCGTGACCGAGGATGCATCTCTCTGCGCCTTTCATTTGGTCGTGCTCTGAATCGCAGATCGGGCAGAAGTAGATCGTGCTCACTTCTGGCTGGCAGCACTCATAGGCGCCGTCTTCACTGTCGTGACGCTCGTAGCACTGCCCGCACTCGTACTTGATCGCCACTTCTTTGCTCATGGCCTATCCCTCGGTTGTCATCCCAAAGCCCGCTCATTGAACGGGCTTCAGTGATGCTTTCCGCCGTTCCCAGCCGAGGCTATCGGGATCGCTAATTCGATTCGGTGTCTCTCCCTTCTGCCGCTGGGATTCGCGGGGCGCATTGCTTGCCGGGTCACTCACTCGGTTCTGGCGTTTCACCATCGAGCAGCCGTACAAGGTTTTCCCTGTCGTTGGCAGGCTTTCGGGCCTGTCTGCTCGCCGGTCGCCGGTAGAGGCAATGCGGTCTGTTGTTTGTTGCGCTGACTGTTAAAGAGCGGTCAGGCCCTGAGGACCTGGCGAGTCCCTGCTGGGTGACTCGATGGGGTGAACTATACGAATCCTCATAAATTACGTCAATACGTTTTTGCATAATATTTTTCATGGGCGTAAAAAAGCCCGCGCAGGGCAGGCTCTATTGGTTAATGACTATGCTGTTGGTACTACATCTCGCCGCCGCGCCAGATGACGCGCCCCAAGATTGGGATCTCGTGCAAAGCGTTCTCCGACAGCATTTCATCCGGGTATTTGGCCTTGTCGCCGTTGTCGCTACGGATCATCCAGGCCCCGGACATCTGCTGAATCATGCGCTTGATGCTGATCCCTCCATCGGGTCGGCGGATGACGTAGGCCTGGCGATCCTTTGGCTCGATCTTTGAGCTATCAAACAGCACCACATCACCCTCGAACACATAGGGCTCCATGCTATCCCCTTCGGCGTAGATGATGCGAAGGTTCTCCGGCTTGGCCTTCATGCGCGCCAGCCAGTCGCGCTTGAACACCAGTCCCTCGGTAACCTCGACATGATCATTCAGGTATCCGTCGCCGCAGGAGCCGTGGGCCTTATATTGAGGGATGAGCGCATAGTCGGTCTCACTTGGTGATCCGTTCGACCTTGAATCGTCGCCGCCGAATAGAAGCCAGTCAGGCGAAACCTTCAAGGCCCTGGCCAATGGCTCGACCGTACTCTTGCGTGGGCTGCTGCTTTCACCAGAAAGAATCCGGTTGATAGTTGGCTGTGGAACACCGCACCGCCTAGAAAGCTCGCTCTCGCTCATATCAAGAGAAGCCATTTTTGCGCGCAAGCGCCCAGCGATATCCATTGCTCACCAATTATACGAATACGGGTTATACGAATTCTATTGCATGGACTCATACTTATTCGTATGATTTGTCATGCAAAACCTCATAGGATTCCCGTCATGACAGTTCAAGAGATGTTGAATCGCCTTTTCCAGCTCGGGCTGTCGCAGACAGAAGTAGCTGAAAAGTGCGGCACCACGCAGGCCACGATCTCCCGCGCAACCAGCGGGACGATGGTCGGCTACAGCACCGGCAAAGCCATTGAGCTGCTGCTGGCTGATCGCGAAGAAGCCGCCAAGAACACCGCTACTCAAGCCGCTTAATTCACCTTGCATGCTCAAAGGAGCAATAACGATGCACTTCGATCCAAGCCATATGCACGACAAGCCCACAAAGGTCCGCCTAGACGAGGTGGCCGACGACCTGCTGACAGCGATGGCTCGTTTTCAGCGCACGCAGAAAGCAGTACTCGCCAGGGAAATCCTCGAGCGCGGCCTGAACCAGATGATGGAAGAGCTTAACGCGAAAACAGACGTGGCCTGAAGTGGCCCAGGAGGCCCTGTGCCTGAAAGAAAACCGCTGGAAATCCAGCTCGACTGGCAGGGACTCGCTGATCTGGAGCTATTGGCCAGACGCAACGGGGTAACCCCAGAAGAGATGGCCGCAACAATCATGAACCGGGCGTTGGATCGCATGACGCGACCACCAAAGAGCCGGAGCAACGTCGCTTCCATAGGACGAAAGGGCTGATTAGCCCCTCAGGGACTATTGAGGATCTGCCAGTGAAACAACCAAGCAGTAAATCGGACGCACAAAAAAGCCACCGGGCAATGGTGGCTTTTCGTGCAGCAATTTCAAATCAGTTCTGGAGCGAATAATGCCTATTCCCCAATCAGTCGTCAACACCAACGAATCCGCGCCACGTTTTCTGCAATCGCAAAACGTGGCGCGAGAAGTTTCAATGTCGAGCTCCGAAATTGCGGACCTGACTGGAAAACATCACAAGCATGTCATTCGCGATATTCGCGAAATGCTAGAGGCCCTGGAAAAAGATGGTCCGGTTTTGGGCCATGTGCGCGAAGACAAGGACGGCCGGGGTTACACCGTCAACTTCCATTTGGATAAAGAGCTGACGGAGACGCTCTTGACCGGGTACAGCGTTCCTCTGCGCCGCAAGGTAGTGCATCGCCTGCATGAGCTAGAGGACAGCATCAAGCCGCGAGTCATTGCCACGCTTCCAGACTTCTCCAATCCAGCCGCCGCTGCCCGTGCCTGGGCCGAACAGTTTGAGCTTCAGCAAGCCGCCAATCAGGCCCTGGCCATCGCCGCCCCCAAGGTTGAGTTCGTCGATAAGTATGTCGAATCCACCGGCCTTAAGGGCTTCCGCCAAACAGCCAAGCTGCTGGGAGCTAATGAGGCTCGCTTTCGTGAGTTCCTGCTCGATAAGAAGATCATGTACCGCATGGGTGGTGAGTGGCAGACCTACAGCGGGCACATCAACGCTGGCCGCTTCGACGTGAAGACCGGTACCAGCGACAGCGGCCACGCCTTCAATCAAACCAAATTCACCCCAAAGGGCGTCACCTGGGTGGCCGGCCTGTGGGCTCAGTACCAGCTTGAGGGCTCGCTCTGATGAACTTCTTCCCGTTTCACCCTGGCGACTACATGCTGCGCACGGCCCATCTTGACCCTATTGAGGACCTGGCCTACCGCCGCTTGATCGACCTGTACTACGTCAACGAAGCCCCTCTCTCGGGCACCGCTGAGGAGCTAGCCCGCGTGATCCGCCTGCGCGATCGCAGTGCCGAGGTAGAAGCGGTGCTGCGCGAGTTTTTCGCTGAAGAGGATGGCACCTGGAACCATAGTCACTGTGACGATGTGATCGATCAATACCGCGCCAAGGCCGTGACGGCCGCCGAGAATGGCAAGCGTGGTGGACGCCCAAAGAAAACCAAGAACGAACCCAACCCTAACCCAGAAGAAACCAAGCCGGTTATTTCTGCTAACCCAGAAGAAACCGGATCGAAAGCTAACCAAGAACCAATAACCAATAACCAAGAACCAGTAGATCAAGAGCCTTGCGCACCTGCGGTGAGCGAGCAGGCGGATCTGTTCCCGAAGTTCTGGGCGCTGTACCCGCGCAAGCAGGACAAAGCGAAGGCTCTGAAGGCGTGGGCGAAGCTGAAGGTGACTGACGAGCTGTTCACCGTGATCGCCAAGGGACTTGGATCGCAGGTTGTCTCTGCTGACTGGCTCAAGGAGGGCGGCAAGTACATCCCAATGCCGACCACCTGGCTGAACGGCAAGCGCTGGGAGGACGAGATCCCTAGCGCGCCGACCAACGTTCACCTGCTGCCTGTGAATCGCCACACCAATTTCGAAAGCCGCGATTACAAGGCCGGAACCAAGGAGAACGCCAATGGCACGTTCCGTATCTGAACTGGCTGATCGCAAGCTGGGGGTAATTGGTCGCAAGGCTGTCACCTGCGCAGAGCATGGCGAATATTCCGCAGTGATGCTCAAGGATGGCGGGTTATCGGGCTGTCCGATCTGCCGGAGCAATCAGCGCGACATGGAAGAGCTTGAGCGCAAGCGCTTCAACTTTCGCATGACTCAGCGTAGCGCCGCCCGAATTCCCCAGCGCTTTGCCGAGAAGACCTTTTCTGACTTCGTGGTATCGAATCCCGCGCAGAAAATCGCACTGGATGCCTGTCTCGACTACGTGGACAACTTCTCGAAGCATCGCCGTGAAGGCCGCTGCATGTTGCTGCTGGGGAAAGTCGGCACCGGCAAGACCCATCTTGCCATCGCGGCGGTAAATCACCTGATCAACGAATGCATGGTCAAGGCGATCTACCGAACCGTGGGCGCGATCATCGGTGACATCCGGGCGACCTTTAGCGACCGCACCGGCGAATCAGAGGCCAACATCCTGCGCGAAGTGATAGGGGCCGACCTGCTGGTGCTGGACGAGGTGGGGGCTACCAAGCAAAGCGAGTTCGAGCTAGCAACCCTGTTCAGCATCATCAACGGGCGTTACGAGCAATGCCGCCCAACGATCATTGTCAGCAACCTGGCGCCTGGCGAGCTGAACGATGCCATTGGGGCCCGCTGCGTTGATCGTATCCGCGAGAACGGCTGCATCGGCGTGGCGTTCGAGTGGGAATCTCAGCGCGGCAAGGAGGGCTTCTGATGAACGAATCCAGACAGCAACAGATTCTCGCCGGTCAGTCCTCAATCGCTCAGAAGGTTTTCACCCTCGTTCCTATCCAGGCGGCTTGGAGCAATCACGAAATCCACGGTGCCGCCCTCACAGCCAAGGCCACCGGCGCATCGCCCTACGCCATTCGCCGCGCCCTGGGCGAACTCAAGGAAGCCGGTCTGATCCGTGAGCCGGTTGGCGGTAAATTCCAGCGCGACGCAGCGACCCTCAAAACAATCAAGGAGCAAGCCGTGACCCAGGTAGCCAAACAAGCCGTTGTTTCGATCAAGAAGTCCGAAGGCGCCCTGGATGTTCTGGCCAGCCTTTCCGGCGAAGTCGTGAGCCTTGCCGACGATTTCAGCAAGCAAATGAAAGCGCTCGCCAGTCGCATCGAGGAAGTGGCGCTATCCGTGGAGGCAGAGCGGGAAACCAACGCAGCTGCCGTGGGCAAGTTGAAACAGCTGCAAGAACTGCTGAAGGGGATCTCGCAATGAAAACGTCAAGCAAAGTATTTGCCCGCATGCTCGATACCGCTCTCCTGGCGGGCCTTGTGCTCGGTAGCGCAGACGTAAGGGTGTTCGCCTTCTGGATGGTCAGCATCATGGTCGTTCTGATGTTTTTGGTGCTGCTTGTCATGACTCCTGAGTTGGCCGAAAAGATCCAGGGGCGCTCGATCATTAAGAAGGCTTTCGGCGTGTTGGTGCATGCGCTGTACGTCGCAGCCCTGATCTATGGTGGCTTCCCGATTCTGGCGGCCATGTACGCATCTGCCGCCTCGCTAATTCGGATTTCCGCCGAAGCGAAGCTGGCGCCGCAGGTGAAGCCATGACCGACTACACCGAACTCCAGAAGGCCGCCGCATACGCCGCCCAGGACGCAATCAAGTTCGCTGATGAAAGCGAGGAGATGCGCGCGCTCCAGCAGTTCCACGAAGAGGTTGACCCGGAAACGGTCCTGGCCCTGATCGCCGAGAACGAGGCGCAGCGCAAGGATCTGCAAAACCTGCGTACCGATAACGCTCAGCTGATTTACGCGCTCAAGCAGGAGGAGCAGAGCTATCTGGTACTGCGGGCCGAGCGCGACCAGCTCCGCGCCGAAGTCGCCGGCCTACGCACCGGCTACGAAGCCTACGAGCGGGTGAATGCTGAGCTGAAGGCAGAGGTGGAGGGGCTGCGCCGCGATAAGTCAGAACCATGCGACGGCTGTTTCATGGCTGATGCTGAGGTGCTGCGCAAGGATGCCGGGCGGTATCGTTGGCTGAGGCGCGCAGGGAACACCAAGGCAATAGCGCTAGTCGCAGAACACTGCCTCGACGCGCTGGATGAGGCCATCGACGCCGCCCTGGGCCAGGGAGAGCTGTCATGACTACCGACTCAATCGCTTTGTGGCTCGGTTACGGCGTGATGGTAGTCGGTGGCGGTCTGTTGGTGGCGGTAATGCTCCTGGCAATCAGCCTGGCTCTGTCCGCGAAGGTCAACCTGATCGGGAAGTACCTGCGGTTTTACTGGGACCTGAAGACCCTGCGCACGACCATGCGCCAGCTTGAGGCTGAAGGGAAGGTCAGTAAATCGACGGGGGGGAAGCCATGACCAGCCTCCAGATCCGCAACGAATCAGACCGCGCCCGGGTGCTTTGCCATATCGCTGGCATGGACATCACCAAGCCCAAGAAGCTGGCCATCACCGAAGTGGACCGCAGCGGGGAGCAGAACAAGGCCCTTCACGCGGCCCTGGCCGATATCGCCGCCCAGGTCGAGCACGCCGGGAAGAAGTGGGACGTCCTGATCTGGAAGCGCCTGCTGACGGCCGCCTGGCTGCGCGAGTCGGGCGATCAGCCGCAGATGATCCCTGCGGTAGACGGTCACGGCTTCGACGTCATCTACGAGCGCACCAGCAAGCTCACCGTAAAGCAGTGTGCCGAGCTGATCGAGTGGGTGCATGCCTTCGGCGCCGAACACCAGGTGCGCTGGACACAAAAGGACAATTGGGGAGGGCGTTATTAAATGGCCATCGAACGGAAGCCGGCCAAGCCGAAGAAATGCCGCGTTGCTGCGTGCGGGGCCTCATTCGTCCCTTCGCGGATGGGCCAGGCGGTGTGCAGCCCAGCGTGCGCAATGATCGACGCGCCCAGGCATGAGCCGAAGGCGCGCAAGGCCCTGGCCGACATTGAGCGCAAGGACATCAAGGTCCGCAAGGAGAAGCTGAAGAACAGGGCGGATCATTTGCGCGAAGCCCAGGCCGCGGCTAACGAGTACGTGCGCCTGCGTGACGCGCACCTGCCGTGCATCAGCTGCGACTCGACGCCGAACGACAACGACCTCATGACCGGCAGCCGCTGGGACGCTGGGCATTACCGATCCGTCGGCGCCTGCCCGGAACTGCGCTTCGAGCCGCTGAACATCCACCGGCAGTGTGTGAAGTGCAACCGCAACCTGTCCGGCAATGCCGTGGAGTACCGCATCCGTCTGGTGCTGCGCATCGGCGCCGAAAAGGTTGCGTGGATCGAAGGGCCTCATGAGGCGCGCAAGTACACCGTCGAAGAGATCAAGGCCATCAAGGCTGAGTACAGGGCAAAGACCAGAGAGCTGAAGAAGGGGGAGGCAGCATGACCTATCGCAACGTTGTTTCAGCAGTAGTTCGCGCCCTTGCGGCCGAGACCATCAGTTCCGCCGGCGGCTGCGACTTCGAGCCCAAGGTGCAGTGCGCCAAGCAGAAGGGGGAGATCATCGGCAAGGAGGCTGCCTTCCTGACTGACTGCTGGGTGTTCGGGCGCCTGCATAAGTCGCTGTCTGCCGAACACTGGCGCGCCCTGGTGGCGAAGTTCTCGACGCACACCGAGCGCAAGCACGCGGCAATTGCAGAACTGACCCGGGTGATGCGCTCACCGGCGCCCGAGCGGTTCCGGCATTGCGCGGTGGTCACTTGGGCGCTGCCTCGGCTTCCTGGCGTTGACGGCAAGCGCTCCACCAACGTGCTGCCGGCCGGGTGGTACGAAATGGACAACTGGTCGAATGAGCCGCACCCCATCAAGACGCAGGAGCGGTGGCGGCGGGACATTCGCAAGGCGCTGGAGGGCAGCGTGGATCTGGCCTTGGTCGAGGCTCAGCACATCCTTGAACAAGAAGGCCTTGTGATATCAGAAGTCGCTTGACGTGCGGTGAGCCAATGAGCCAATATCCACCCATCCTGTCGTACTTGCGCATGTAGGTGATGCAAGCGACAAACAAACCCGGCCACCGTGCCGGGTTTTTTATTGCCCAAAGAAACCCACCAAAAGGAATGCCGAATGATGAAGCGAATGTCCGCTTACCTGGGCTTGGCGCTCGCCGCCTGCCTGTCCTGTTTCTCCCTGTCGGCATTCGCCGAGCCAGTGGCTTATGCCTACCGCTCTGCGGTGATGCTGGCCGAGTTGCCGAGTGTCGGCATGAAGCGCTTGGAACTGACCCTCGCCATGTGGCGAACGGGCAGCCAGTCGAATGACGAAGGCATCGCTTCCAATCTGCGCGCATCCAGCAACCACTTCGTGATGGCCTCGGCCAAGCCTGCGCACGACGACTTCGAATACGCAACGCCCTGCTGAATACGCCTGGAAGCAACAGGGAAAGCCCGGACATATGCGCCGGGCTTTTTTGTACCTCCGAGGAAAGCCGCTACCGAGTGGAAGCTTTCCCGGACGTATCAAGTCCAAATCTTTCGGCCCTACCACGCCCATCGCTCTGAGCTGGGAGTGCCGCCGGGGCTGATCTATTCGCCGCTGCTCCCCAGCGCTTGGCCGCTCACACCGGCCTTTTTTATTCACTCATGCAACTGAGAGGTCGAGCGCATGGAATTCCTGCATCGCTTGCTCGACAAGGCCGACTTGATCCTTGCCGGAGTAGTCGGCGCCATCATCGCGAGCTGGTGGAGCAAGGACGACCTCAAGGATCTCTGGTCCTGGGTAATCTTCCTGCTGACGGGTATTGCCTGCGCCCTGTACTTGACGGGCATTGTTTGCGACCGCCTGGCCGTGACTGATCCCAGCAATGTTGCTGGTATTGGGTTCCTTCTTGGGGCGTTCGGCGGGTCACTCCTGACCGCCATCAACCGGGCCATCAAAGCCGCCGACATCTGGGCGCTTATCCGCTCGAAGCTCGGAGGGGGTTAATTCATGAGCCTTCAAACATTGAGCACGGCCTTCGTCTCCATCATCGCCATTTGGGCGACCTGGTGCGTACTGAGCCACAAGGTGAGAGACGGTATTGTCGGCAAGATCATTTACGCGGCTATCGCCGTATCCGGGTTTGCGATCGCGACCCGAGGCGAGACTGTGCTCCTCAGCCCCAGCGCTGCAGGCGTCACCTTCCATGGAGCACTCGCATTGGCTGGCCTAAGACACTGGTTCGTCGCCAACCACTGGCCGCGCGTCAAGGTATGGCTGTGCCGGACGCTGAATTGCGAGCGCTGCCTGAACTGTGACAAGGCGCCAGGCGGTATAGAGCGCAGGAGCAAGTAATCCGCGCCACGATTTGGCGCATTCGAAAACGTGGCGCGTAAAGGATTCATATGACCGACAAGCAACCCACCGACTGGGAGCGCATCGAGCAGCTCTACAGGGCTGGCGTGCTGTCAGTGCGAGAGATCGCCGCTACCTGCGGCGTTTCTCATACCGCAATCAATAAGCGCGCCAAAGCTGGCGGATGGGATCGAAACCTCAAGGCAAAGATCCACGCCAAGGCTGATGCGCTGGTTTCCAAAGCAGAGGTTTCCACCAAGGTTTCCACGGAAACTCTGGCAACCGAGCGAGGGATCGTTGAGGCGAACGCTCAGGTCATTGCTGGCATCCGCCTGGCGCATCGCACTGACATTGGTCGGGGGCGCCGGCTCGCCAACAAGCTGCTGGATGAGCTTGAGGCGTTGACTGACGAGCAGGGCACGATCAAGGAGTTGATCGCTCAACTGAAGGATGGCGATCACGACGACGGCGATGCAATGGCCGACGTTCTGGCTCTGGCTAACAAGATGGGCGCACTGCCTTCTCGCACCAAGACCATGAAGGAGCTCGGCGAGACGCTGAAGAACCTGATTACCCTTGAGCGTCAGGCATATGACCTGGGCAGCGACGGTGCCAGCCCATCAGATGCGCCAAGCCCTGCAACCAGCGACGACCCTATTGAGGCCGCCCGTATCTACCAGAAGCTCATGTCAGGCGGTTGAAATGCCCATCCCGTTTCAGTTCGATTTCAAGAACCCTGACTATGTTCAGGTTTTCGAATGGCGAACTGAGCGGCTTGCGCGCATTCGACGCGACCCGACGATGCTTCCAGCCCTTCGAGCGTTCTACCGTGACAACCCTGCCCAGTTCATCATCGACTGGGGCATGACTGCCGACCCTCGAAACGTTGAGCGAGGCCTTCCTGCATCAATCCCGTTCCTGCTGTTCCCCAAGCAGGAAGAGTGGATTGAGTGGTTCATGGATCGCTGGCGCAATCAAGAGCCAGGGATAACCGAGAAGACCCGGGATATGGGTATGTCTTGGCTGACCATTGGCCTGGCCTCTACCGTGTGCATGTTCAACTCGGGCTTTGTGGTGGGTTTCGGCTCCCGCAAAGAGGAGTACGTCGACAAGATCGGATCACCGAAATCTCTGTTCGACAAGGCGCGGACGTTCATGCGCCTGCTGCCTAGGGAGTTCCGGGGCACCTGGGACGACCGCAAGCATGCGCCGCACATGCGCATCCTGTTCCCTGATACCGGATCTGTGATCACTGGTGAGTCCGGTGACGGAATTGGCCGGGGAGACCGGACAAGCTTCTACATTGTTGACGAATCGGCGTTCCTTGAGCGACCGCAACTCGTCGACGCTTCCCTGTCGGCAACCACGAACTGCCGACAGGACATCAGCACACCCAACGGCATGGGCAACTCATTCGCCCAGCGCCGGCATAGCGGCAAGATAAAGGTGTTCACGTTCCACTGGCGGGATGACCCCCGCAAGGATGACGCCTGGTACGAGAAGCAGGTCAACGACCTGGATCCTGTCACCGTCGCCCAAGAGATCGATATCAACTACGCCGCTTCGGTAGAAGGCGTCGTCATCCCGTCAGCGTGGGTGCAGGCGGCAATTGGAGCTCACACGAAGCTTGGCATCGAGCCTACTGGGATGCGTCGTGGTGGATTGGATGTGGCGGACGAGGGTATCGACAAGAACGCTTTCGCTGGTCGTCACGGCTTCCTGCTGGACTTCCTTGAGTCGTGGTCAGGCAAAGGTGGCGACATCTATGCCACGGTGGTGAAGGCTTTCGCCATATGCGACGAGCGCCGCTATGAGACTTTCGACTATGACGCTGACGGCCTGGGTGCTGGTGTGCGTGGCGATGCCCGGGTAATCAACGAGCTCCGTCATACGGCCGGCGCGCAGCAGGTTAACGATCAGCCATTCCGTGGCTCAGGACCTGTTCACGATCCTGAAGGCCAGATGGTCAAGGAACGGCTGAACAAGGACTTCTTTGCCAATGCAAAGGCCCAGTCATGGTGGTCGCTCAGAATGCGCTTCCAGGCAACGTATCGAGCGGTCGTTGAGGGTATGCCGTTCGATCCGGACGAAATTATCTCGCTTGATGCCTCGCTCAAAGAGCTGTCTCTGCTCACCATGGAGCTGTCCCAGCCAACCTACACAATCAACGCTGTCGGCAAGGTCGTTATCGATAAGGCCCCGGACGGCACCAAATCTCCGAACCTGGCTGATGCAGTGATGATCTGCTACCAGCCTGCATCGCGAGCAATCGACATCTGGAAGAGACTTGCAGGATGAGCAGAAAGCATCAGCGCAACGCTCTGGCTGCAAAGGTCAACCAGCAGACCGACGCCGCCAGAAAGTCGTTCATGACCAACGACAGCTTCCAAAACTTCACGGCGCGCGTGGGCTTGGGTACCGCGAACCAAAACAGCGCGAGCGGCTACGGGTTCAGCTTTGTCAGCCGCAATCGTATCCAGATGGAGGCCGTGTATCGGTCCAGCTGGCTGGCTGGTCGTGCCGTCGATGTGCGCGCCAAGGACATGACCAGGGAAGGCATAGAGTTCAACTCGATCATGCCTCCGGATGAAAAGGACAAGCTGTCTCGCGCCTTTGAGCGCCTGCAGATCTGGAAAAGCCTGTGCGACAACGAGAAGTGGTCGCGCCTCTATGGCGGTTCAATCGCCGTTATGCTGATCGATGGTCAGCGGCCTGAAACGCCGCTGCGCCTGGATACGATCGGTCCCGGACAGTTCAAGGGGCTGCTGGTTCTCGACCGTTGGCTCATTCAGCCTTCGCTGGAGAGCCTGGTTACCGAATACGGCCCAGACCTTGGGAAGCCGAAGTATTACACCGTGGTGGCTGATGCTCAGGCACTGATCAACCAGAAGATCCACTACAGCCGAGTGATACGCCGGGAAGGTGTTGAACTGCCTTACTGGCAGCGCATCGCAGAGAATGGGTGGGGTCAGTCGGTGCTGGAGCGTCTGTGGGATCGCCTCATCGCGTTCGATAGTGTGACCCAAGGTGCCGCGCAACTGGCCTACAAAGCCCACTTGCGCACGTACAAGGTTGAGAAGCTGCGCGAGCTGATCGCCACGGGCGGCCGTAGCTATGAGGCCTTGCTCAAACAGATCGATATGATCCGCCAGTTCCAGAGCAATGAGGGGATGACCCTCATGGACTCAACGGATGATTTTGAAACCCATCAATACAGCTTCAGCGGACTTGACACCTTGATCGATAAGTTCGGTGAGCAGGTATGTGGCGCCATCGAGACCCCTGACATCATTCTCTTTGGGCAGTCACCTGGCGGGATGAGCGATGGAAACGAAAGCGTCCGCATTTACTACGACGGCATCAAAGCTGATCAGGATGTAATGCGCCCCGGCATCACAACGCTTTGCGAGGTGGTTAGCCGGTCGGAGCTAGGCAAGCCGTTACCTGATGGTTTCGCGTTCGACTTCGTGCCGCTGTGGCAACTCAGCGACACCGAGAAGGCCGAGATTGGCGCCAAAGACACGAATTCTGTGGTCGCGGCATACGACTCGCAGATGATCAGTCGAGCAACCGCCCTCAAGGAGCTTCGCCAGTCCAGCAACACCACGGGGCTTTGGTCGAACATCACCGACAAAGAAATCACCGAAGCCGAGGCAGAGCCGCCTCCGAGCCTCGGTGAAGGGGGTTTGACCGATGGGCCGCCTGAAAACCCTGGACAAGAAGCGAAGCCGAAATCCAGTAAGGACGAGTAGAGCCGAGCGGCAATATCAGTCTTCACTGTCCCAGGTGGCGCGCCAGGTGGGGAGCATCATCAACGGCTTCCCACCTGGTGATCCGGCCGCTGAACCGACCATCACCACCATGCTCGATCGCTACGCGTACCTACTGAACGACTGGGCGGTCTCCACGGCAAGCAAGATGCTCGTTGAGGTCAACCAGCAAGACCAAAAAGCCTGGGCGGTGATGACCGAAAACATGTCCAAGGCGCTGCGCGACGAAATTCGCAACGCGCCCACGGGCCAGGTCATGCAGGGATTGCTAGCTGAGCAGGTGACGCTGATCAAGAGCATCCCCCTCGACGCCGCCAAGCGTGTGCACGAACTGACGCTACAAGGCATTGAGGACGGCACCAGGGCCAGCGAGATCGCCAAGGAAATACAGCGCTCGGGCGAAGTGTCCGAGAGCAAGGCCAGCACGATCGCCCGCACTGAGGTATCCCGCACTGCATCCACGCTGACGGAGGCGCGCGCCAGGTCTGTGGGCAGTGAGGGCTACATCTGGCGAACGTCCGGTGACAGCGACGTTCGCCACTCCCACGCGGAAATGAACGGAAAGTTCGTTCGCTGGGACTCACCGCCAACTCTGGACAAGATGACCGGCCATGCCGGGTGCTTCCCGAACTGCCGCTGCTACCCCGCCCCAGTCATTCCCGAGTAACCCAACCATGAAAGTGAGAACCCAGGACGAGGCCGGGCGCTGGTTTGCGCCTGAGCGCTTGAGTGCCCGGCAAAGCATGACACCTGAGGGATTCCTGCTGTGTCAGGGGGTGCCCATAGCTCGCACCGGCACGTTGATCTATGACGAAAGCGAACTGGTCAACGAGGACGGCCCGATTGTTCAGGGCGGCGCTGGAGGAATCGTGACCATCGAGCGCAACCCCGACGAGGTCTTCCGCGCCGAGACGATTGCCAGCTTTGAAGGTAAGCCGGTGACGATGAGTCACCCCGACGACTTTGTGGGCCCAGCGAACTGGCGCGAACTATCGATGGGTATCACCCAGAACGTGCGCCAGGGAAGCGATATTGAAAGCGACCTGATGCTGGCTGACCTGTTGATCACCGATTCGGTTGCAATCGAAGAGGTGCGCAGCGGCCTGCGGCAAGTGTCCTGCGGCTATGACGCCGATTACGAACAACTGGCGGTCGGTCGCGGCCGCCAGATGAACATCGTGGGAAACCACGTAGCCCTGGTAGAGCGTGGCCGCTGTGGCCCGCGATGTGCAATTGGAGATTCCGAAGTGGCCAAGACGACTGATGCAAAACCGAAACGCACCTGGCGCGACCGGGTAATGACGGCCTTCCGCGCGAAGGATGAAGCGGCGTTGGAGGAAGCGCTCGAGGGCGCAAAAACCGGCGATGAAGATGAAGAAGAGGACGGCAATGAGGGCGGCAAAGGCAAAACTGCCGATTCCGCGGCCCTCGCATCGATCCTGAAAACCATGCGTTCCATGGATAAACGCATGGCCGATATGGAAGCCGAGGTGAAGAAAATTACCGAGGACGACGACGGTGACGATAACCAGGACGGCAAAACCACCGATAACCTGCTTGAGCCGGAACCGGTCAACAAGACCGCCGAGGCGCTGGGCACCACCTATACCGGTGACGCTGCGGTTATGACCGATCTGCGCTCCCGTGCCGAAGTCCTGGTTCCAGGTATCTCCCTGGCCACCCGTGACGCCAAGGTAAAAACGGCAGACCACATCTGCAGTTGCCAGCGTGCCGCACTCACCACCGCCATGCAGACCGCCGACGGCAAGACCATCGTCGAACCGTTCCTGGTGGGCCGCGACCTTTCGAAACTCACCGCTGACCAGGTGTCAGCCGTGTTCGTTGGCGCTTCCGAACTGGCCAAGGCCCGGAACAACAACGTCGGCACCCGCACCACCCACGTCACCAAAGACTTTGGCCGCGCTCCGCTGAGCGTGGATGCGATCAACAAGGCCAACAAAGAGTTCTGGAACCAAGGCCGTAACTGAGGATTGACCCCGATGAGCAATGCATTTTTGTACCGGATGCCTGCGGGCATCCCCGGCGACGTCACGCGCGCCAGCCAGGCAACGATTGAACCCGTCTTCCTGAACCCGTCCCTGCCGTTCGCCGGCTACGGCCTGTTCGGCAAGATCGCCGGCGGCCAGTTCGTGCCGTTCGGCGCTGGTGACGCTGCAGGCGCTGAGTACGGCCTGTTCGTACGCCCGTATCCAACCACTGGTGGTGCCGCTTCCGATCCACTTGGCACTGCAACACCGTTCACCAAGGGCGTGGCTGACGTCCTGCGTCGCGGCTACATGACCGTGAAGCTCAATGCTGGCACCGCCGCCAAGGATGGCACCGTGTACGTGCGTGTCGCGGCCGCTGCTGCTGGCAAGCCCATCGGCGGTATCGAAGCCGCCGCAGACAGCACCAACACCGTCGCGATCACCACCGCGTCTTTCATGGGCGCCGCCGATGCCACTGGCGTTGTCGAAATCGCTTACAACATCTAAGGGGAACGCTCGATGAGCAATTTGATTCTGCCGCGCTACAAGCGCGTCCACACTCGCGACGGTCTCATGACGTTCGACGCCCAGACCATCGATTCCACCGGCGTTTTCCTGGTCGGCGAGCTGGAACGGCTCGACCAGACGTTGCACGGCCCGCTGGCCACCGTGACCTGGAGCCGCGATATTCAGCTGCGTGAAGACGTCAGCATCGCGGACGAAGTGTCCAGCTTCACCAACAGCACCTTTGCAGCTGTGGGCGGCACCAGCACCACCGGTAAAGCCTGGATCGGTAAGGACTCCACCTCCATCGCCAGCATGGCCCTGGACATCGGCAAGACGCCGAAGCCGTTGACCCTGTGGGGCATGGAAATCTCGTGGACCCTGCCTGAACTGGCTTCGGCCATGCAGCTGGGCCGTCCCGTTGACAGCCAGAAGTTCACTGGCCTGCAGCTCAAGCACAACATGGACACCGATGAGCAGGTTTACATCGGTGATACCGAGCTCGGCGAAACCGGCATGGTCAACTCCTCGGTGGTTACCAACGTCAGCAACGCTTTGACCGGCAACTGGGCGACCGCCTCGGCTGACCAGATCCTGGCTGACGTGAACGACCTGCTGAACAGCACCTGGGCCGCTTCGGCGTTCGCTGTGTGCCCTGCCGAGCTGCGCCTGCCCCCGCTGAAGTTCAGCCAGTTGGTGAGCCGCAAAGTATCCGACGCCGGCAACATCTCGGTGATCGAGTACCTGCGCATCAACAGCCTGACCAACGCCCTGACCGGCCGGCCGTTGAACATCCAACCGCTGAAATGGCTCACTGCTCGCGGTGCGTCAGGCACTGACCGCATGATGGCGTACACCAACGAGAAAGACCGCATCCGCTTCCCGCTGGTGCCTCTGCAACGCACGCCGCTGGAATATCGCGGTATCCGTCAGATCACCACCTACTACGGCCGCCTGGGCGTAACCGAAGTGGTTTACCCGGAAACTGTCGGCTACCGCGACGGCATCTAACTGGAGAGCACCATGAAATTTCTCAACGTGCTCCAAAGTTTCAAGCTGAACCTGGCCGAGGGCATCCGCGACTTCGAAGCCGGCCTGCAAGAGGTCGAGGACGATATTGCCGAACACTGGTATGTGAAGGCCAACACCGAGGTGCTGACGGCCAAGCAGGCCAAAGCGTTGCAGGCCGATAACAACGACGATGACCAGGCCAAAGCCGACGCGGATGCCAAAGCGAAGGCTGATGCCGATGCGAAGGCAAAGGCTGATGCAGACGCTAAAGCCGAGGCGGACGCGAAGGCCAAAGCCGACGCGGATGCCAAAGCGAAGGCTTAATCATGGATGCCGCGCAGTTCCGCACGGACTTCCCGGAGTTCGCCGACACCACCAAATACCCTGATTCAACCGTGAACCTGTGGCTGAATTTGGGCGCGAAGGTTCTGGCACCAGATCGTTGGTGCGACTACCTAGACGTGGGCCTTGAACTGTTCATTGCCCACAACATCACGCTGGCAGCCAACAACCAGTTGGCGGAAATGGTCGGCGGCACTGCTGGCCAGGTGAAGGGGCCGCTGACCTCCAAGTCGGTGGACAAGGTCAGCGCAGGCTATGACACAGGGGCTGTGGCGCTTGAGGACGGCGGGTTCTACAACCTGACCACCTACGGCATCCAGTTCCTGCAACTGGCTCGCATGGTGGGCTCTGGGGGGATCCAGCTGTGAGCATGAAGATCACCAAGGACGACGTGTCCAAGGTGCTGGCGTCGATTCAGGAACTGGCCAACAAGCAGGTTCTGGTGGGCATCCCGGCGTCGAAGGCAGAACGCCAGGAAGGCGATGAAGAGCCGATCAACAATGCACAGCTTGGCTACATCCATGAATACGGGGCGCCGGCCTCCAACATCCCGGCGCGCCCGTTCCTGAATCCCGGTATCGCTCGGACGCAGGAAAGTATTAACAACCACCTGAAGAAAGCCGCTAAGGCCGCCATGGATGGCAATTCTGAAAAGGTGGATGTAGAGCTGAACGCAACGGGCCTCATTGCACAGGCTGGCGCTCGGAACGAGATCAACAGCGGTACGTTTGAAGCCTTGGCGCCGGCGACACTTGCCGCGCGCCGCCGGCGTGGGCGCACCGGCGATAAGCCACTGATCGATACCGGGCAGCTGCGCAACTCCATCACCTACGTCATCCGTGAGAAGGACTGATCATGGCCCAGCTCGATGTATCGGAGATCCTGCTCGACCCTGACTTCATGGACACGGGCCTGATCTGTACCAGGGCGGTGCAAACCGTCGGCGACAACGGGCGAACCACCACAGCAGACGCCAACACCACGTTCGCCGGCGTTGTCACCAGCGACAAGGGCGACATCCTGGAAAGGCTGGCGGGTGCTGAGCGCAAGAAAGGCTCGATCACCATTCACACCATCTTCAAGTTGACGTCCGGCGAAGGCGACACCACCGCCGACATCGTCACTTGGAAGGGCAAGCGCTACACCGTTTCCAACGTGAACGACTACAAGCACTTCGGGCGCGGCTTCGTCTGCGCTACCTGCGATCTTCTTCCACTGGCGGGATAACCTATGGCGAACACATCAGCAACCGGCGGCTACCTCGCGCCGGCGGGCTCGCCTGCACCAGCGGAAGACACCGACCTTGAAGACGTTTTGCAGGCCATGGTGGTCGGCATCAGCGGCCTTGAGGGTAAGTTCGTTCGGCCGCGCTGGCAGACCAAGCCACCCAAGCAGCCTGAACCGGATGTCAACTGGTGTGCCATTGGCGTTCACGAGACCAAGACCGTGGCCAACCCTGTGATTGACCATGATGGATCGGATGACGGTCACGACCAATATCAGATGCACGAAGAGCTGCAGGTGCTGTGCACGTTCTACGGCCCGCAGGCCCAGGCATACGCCTCGATCCTGCGCGATGGCATCTTCGTCCCACAGAACAGCGAGGCGGTTAAGGCATATCGAATGGCCTTCTATGGCGCTTCCGATATTCGCCCCGTGCCCGAACTGGTCAACCAGCAGTGGGTGCGCCGCTACGACCTCATCATTCAGATGCGCCGCCAAGTGGTACGCGTCTACCCAGTCCTCAACATCCTGTCGGCAGATCCCGTAATCGTCGACTGATCCAACCCCGGAGAAAGCAATGCAGACTCTCGCCGTTTCGGACGTCGTGAACGTCCAGATATTCATGTCTCCGAAGGCAGCTGCTACGCGCGATTTCGGAGCTCTGCTGGTCCTCGGTTCGTCGCCTGTGATCGATGTCACTGAGCGTATTCGCTCATATTCCAGCCTGGACAGCGTTGTCAGCGACTTTGGCACTACCGCGCCCGAGTACCTGGCCGCCAACTTGTTCTTTAGCCAGTCGCCGCAGCCGGCCATTATGTACGCTGGCCGCTGGGCCAAGACGGCGACATCTGCTCTATTGAAGGGGGCCGTACTGTCCGCGACCCAGCAGTCCATTGCGAATTTCACCGCGGTGACTGCCGGCGGCATGAAGATCACCATCGACGGCACGCTCAAAACCCTGTCGGCCATCGATCTTTCCGGGGTTACCAACCTGAACGGCGTGGCGTCGATCATCACCACCAAGCTGACATCCGCAGGCACATGCGTGTGGAACGCCACACTGAACCGCTTTGAAGTGACCAGCGCCACCACCGGCACCACCTCGACTATCAGCTATGCAGAGGCTCCGGCAAGCGGCGTGGACGTCTCCGCGCTGCTCGGCTTGGTGACCGGACAGGCATCTGTTCCCGTGAATGGCGTTTTGGCAGAGAGTCTTCTTGACGCGGTGGCAGACCTTGCCGACGTTTCCAATAGCTGGTACGGGCTCTTGGTGGCTGACCCGTCTCTTAATCCTGATGATGTCCTGGCGGTTGCCGCATTCATCGAAGGGTCGGGCCAAAGCCGTATTTTCGGCTACACCACCCAAAGTTCGCTGGCGCTGGACCCAACCAGCACTACCGACATCGCCAGCAAGTTGAAGGCCGGCAACTACAAGCGGACTTTCACACAGTTTTCGAGTTCCTCGCCTTACGCCGCCGCGTCGATTTTTGGCAGGGCTTTTACGGTCAACTTCCAGGGTAACAACACAACTATCACCCTGAAATTCAAGCAAGAACCAGGGGTTACAGCCGAAAGCTTGGCCACCAGCCAGGCGAAAGCGTTGAAGGCGAAAAACTGCAACGTGTTCGTCAACTACGACAACGACACGGCAATCATCCAGGAAGGGGTGATGTGTAACGGGTACTTCTTCGACGAGGTGCACGGCCTGGACTGGTTCCAGAACGACCTTCAAACCGCTGTCTGGAACCTCTTCTACACCAATGGCAAGGTTTCGCAGACGAACCCCGGCATCAACCGGATCGTCACCACGCTTGATAGCCGGGCTGAACAGGGCGTTACCAACGGGCTATTGGCTCCCGGTCAGTGGAATGGTCCCAGCGTTGGTGCGCTCAGCACGGGCCAATATCTGACGAAGGGGTATTACACCTACGCCCCGTCTGTCGATACCCAGTCCCAGGCAGATCGCGAAGAACGCAAATCGCCTCCACCCCAGATGGCGGTCAAGCTGGCCGGGGCCGTCCACTTCGCTGACGTCATTGTCAATGTCAACCGCTGATCGGAGCTGATCAATGCCTACTTATAGCTTTCTCGATGTAAACGCCACCCTGGTCGGCGCGGGCGCTGTTATTGACCTTGGCGCGGGCTCAGCCAACGCAGAAGAAGGCATCACCATCTCTCGCGTTGACGATAAAAACACCATGACCATTGGCGCCGATGGCGAGGGCATGCACTCGTTGCATGCCGGTAAGGCGGGCACCGTGACGCTTCGTTACCTCCAAACATCGCCAAAAAATGCGCAACTGATGGCCCTTTATGATGCGCAAAGCCTTAGTTCGTCACTGTGGGGGCAGAACGTCATTTCGATCACGAATAGTGCCAGTGGCGATGCGACGGGGTGCCGAAGCTGCGCATTCAAAAAGGTGCCCGACATGACCTACAAAAAAGACGGTGGCACATACGAATGGGTATTCGATGCCATCAAAATTGACACTCTCCTGGGTACCTACTGATGAGCGAATTCGACCTCGGCGCCGATACCTACCGCATCGGCAAGCTGAACGCCTTTCAACAGTTCCACCTGTCGCGCAAGGTCGCGCCCGTCATCCCTACGTTGATTCCCGTGTTCCTCAAGCTCAAGGGGTCGGCAAAGGAACTGGCCGCTGCTGTGGCCTCTGGTGCCGAAAGCGATGCTTCTGGAAAGCCGCTCAGCGGCGACTTGGAAGGCCTGGCCGCCCTCATGCAGCCATTCGCTGATGGGATCGCGAACATGCCCGATGAGACGGCAGAGTTCATCCTCTCCACCTGCCTGGGCGTCGTACAGCGCAAACAGGGCAACGCCTGGTTCCCGGTGTGGAACGCCAGCCAGAACGTGTGCATGTTCGATGATCTGGACCTTGGCGTGATGCTCAAGCTGTCCGTGCGGGTTATCACCGAGTCGCTGGGCCCTTTTTTACGCGGGATGCTTACCGGCCAGGGCACTCCCAAGGCCTGACGGTCGAACTCGAAAAGCTGCCTGATGGTGAGGACTGGTTGCTCATCCCCGTGCACGAAGGAATGTGCCGGTATGAGTCCCTACTCAACTGCACGATCGACCTGTCCGACATCGCAAAAATGAATGATTCGCTGCTGATCCGCGCCGAAAACAGGGAGCGGATGCGCAAGGCCCTGGAGGATTAGATGGCTGATCAAGACGTCATAAAGGAGTTCTTGGTTGGCCTGGGGTTTAAGGTTGATCAGAAGGGCGTGAAGGACTTCACCACCGGCATCGACAACGCCACGAAGACGGTCACACGCCTGGTCACGGTGATCGCGGGTGCTTCGCTGACCGTTGCCGCCGGCGTTTCTGCTTTTGCTTCGAACCTGGAGGGCTTGTACTTCGCGTCCCAGCGAGTGGGCGCCTCTGCCGAAAGCTTGAAATCCGCCGAGTATGCTGCGCGCGACCTGGGCGCTTCGGCCGATGAGGCCCGCGGATCTATCGAGGGTATCGCCAAGTTTCTGCGTGACAACCCGGGCGGCGAAGACTTCCTGAAAGGGATCGGAGTTCAGACCCGCGACGCCAACGGCAACCTGAGAGATACCGCCGACATGCTGGTCAACATTGGCCAGAAGCTCAAGGCAATGCCGTGGTACCAGGCCAATCAATATGCCGGCGTGCTGGGCATTGATGAGCGAACCCTGCGGGCCATCCAGGATGACAAGTTTGGCGCGAAGCTGGAGCAAAACCGGAAAAAGTTACGGGAAAGCGGGCTTGACCAGGCCACCAAGGACGCCCATGCGTTCATGGAGACGCTACGGGAAATAGGGCTGCAGTTCGAAACGTTCTCTGTGCAGGTGCAGTCGGCGCTTATGCGCAAGCTGGGCCCTGATCTGCAGCGGTTCGCCGCATGGTTCGAACAAAACGGCCCGATGATCGCCGACCGAATTGCTGACATCGCCGTCAAGCTGATCGACTTCGTTGAGCGCTCCGGCCCGTACCTGCAAAAGATTTGGGACTTCTTCGTCAAGCTCGATGAGGCAACAGACGGGTGGAGCACACGAATCATCGTGCTTCTGGGCCTTTTGAATGCTATCGGCGCGCTGTCAGTGGTCAGTGGCATCGCCAGTCTGGCTGCGGCATTCGTTCGCCTCGGCACTGGCATTGCCGGAGCTGGAGCCGCGGCTGCCGGCGCAACTGCGCTTTCAACTCTGGCTGTTGGACTCGGTGCGGCGCTGTATTCGCCAAGCCTGAACGACGGTGAAGACGAGATAGTCAGGAAGATCAGGGAGCGCCAAGGGCTGCCACCAGTCGAGGAGCAAACCCCGGAACAAGCTGATCGCGAGCGTGCACGGTCGGACGCCTGGCGCAAAAACCAAGACATCGATAAGGACCAGTCTAATTTCGTTTCAGACTTTTTCGAGGCGATGGGGTGGACCAAGGAACAGGCCGCCGGTATTACCGCCAACCTGGCTGCTGAAAGTAACTTCGATCCAAAGGCGCGTGGCGACTGGGGGCGCGCTCGTGGCATCGCACAGTGGCATCGGGACCGACAGGACAAGTTCCAAGAATGGGCCGGGTTCAGTCTCATGGATGACCGGGCCGACCTGATCAAGCAAATGCAGTTTGTTCACCACGAACTCACAGAGGGCGCGGAGCAGAAGGCAGGGAGCCTGCTGAAAGCTGCACAGAACGCCCAGGACGCCGGCGCCGTGGTCTCCAAGTACTACGAACGCCCAAGGGATGTGGACCGCGAGGCGGCCGTGCGCGGAGAAATGGCCGCCCAGCTCAACCAGACAACAACTATTACCGTGCACGGGGCGTCCGATCCGACGGCAACCGCAAATGCCGTTGGGGACGTGCAGAGCCGAGTCAACCAGGAACTGACCCGTAACATGAACACGGCGGTGAACTGACATGCCCAACTTTGCTGGTTTCATCACCATCGACCCGAAGCGATCCATTGGCAGCATCGTGGCTCACGTCACCATGGAAGAGGTGGCCACGGACGAATTGCAGATCACAGAGCACCCCGTCGAGCTGGGCGCGAACATCACCGACCATGCCTTCAAGAAACCGGCCGACCTGGTGATCAGGTGCGGCTGGAGCAATGCCAGCTTGGGCGGCGTTCTCAGCGGGGTCAAAGGCCTGGTCTCGGCGCTTACCGGCGGCGATGCTTTCGGCTCCGACTACGTGTCTGGGATATACAACCAGTTGCTGGCGCTGCAAGAGTCGCGCATTCCGTTTGATGTTTCGACCGGGAAACGGCTCTACACCAACATGCTGATGCGCAGCCTGAGCCAGACCACGGACGAAAAGAGCGAATACACGCTCATGGTGACGGCGGTGTTCAAGCAGGTGTTGATCGTCCAAACCCAGGCCACCACGCTGCCGCCCAAGGAAGATCAGGGCGCGCCGCAGGCAACAGGAGAGATATCCGACACCGGCACCAAGCAGGCCGTCGTGGGTGTTCCTGCACCTGGCGGGTGGCAACCACCGAACGGATAGACACATGGCCAACTTCGAAATACCGCTGACCGCGAACCCGCAGACCTTCACCATTTCGCTGTCGGGCATTGAGTATCGCCTGACAGTCCAGTGGCGCAACGCCGACCTGGGCGGGTGGGTGCTGGACATCGCCGATACCAGCGCGACTCCGATCATTCAAGGAATTCCCCTGGTGACCGGCGTCAACCTGCTGGAGCAATACGCCTATCTCGGCTTTACCGGCGTGCTGTGGGTGCAAACCACCGCCGACCCCGATGCTGTGCCGACCTTCGATAATCTCGGCGTCGGCTCGCACCTTTACTGGTACACGGAGTAGCAATGAGCGTCCCTCAGTACCTACGACAAATCAGCCTCAAGGTCGGCGATGCGAATAGCGCTCTCGATCTTTCCGATATGCGAATCAGGTTTGCTGTGCGCCGCGGCGACTTCAAAACGCCGAACTCGGCCGATATCAGGGTTTACAACCTGAGCCCTGATACCGTCAGACGGGTGCAGAAAGAGTTCGAGAGGGTTGTGCTACAGGCGGGTTATGCGGGTAACTACGGCGTGATCTTCGACGGCACTATCAAGCAGGTAAGGCGCGGTCGTGAGAGCCAGACCGACACCTATATCGACATCACCGCAGCAGACGGGGATAGCGCCTACAACTTCGCGGTGATGAACGTCACCCTGGCTGCCGGATCCACGGCGAGCGACCATCTTGAGCAGGCTCTTCGATCGATGGAATCCCGCGGCATCACGATGGGGGAAGGACCAGCGCTGGCTATAAACCGGTTGCCGAGAGGCAAGGTGTTTTACGGTATGACCCGCGATTTCCTCGACATCCTCGGCAAGACGCAGGACGTCAGCTGGAGCTTCCAGGATGGGAAGCTGACGCTGATCCCAAACAATGCATACCTGCCGGGAGAGGCTGTAGTGATCAACTCAGCCACGGGGATGATTGGGCTGCCAGAGCAGACGCAGAATGGAATCAACGTGCGAACCCTATTGAACCCTGGCATTCGCATTGGCAAGCGCCTGCAGATCGATAACACCAGTATCCAGCAGTACCGGTACGGGCTCGGAGTGACGGCCGCAAAAAGCAATGAATTCGTCTTTAAGCAGGCAAATATCGCAGATGATGGATTTTACAAATCTATTGTTGTGGATCACTACGGCGATACGCGCGGCAACGACTGGTATACCGACACGATCTGCTTGGCAGTTGACTCCACGCTGCCTATCGGATTACTGCCACAGACCGGTGGTGTAGGTCCCATCGGCCCCGTAAAGCCATTTGGCTAAGGGCACATCTCCATTGCTTTGGCGAATGCTGTTCCTTGATTTGGCGACTTGAATACGGTCGCCACTTCATCGCGTTCGAGCGATGCAGAAACGTAAGCGTTTGGGGGCATCTTGTCGGTGCTGCCATCTTCACGAATGACTATATACGAACCGTCGAGAGTGCTTCCCCAGCATCCGGCCATAGACACCGCAGGGTTTTTCTTCCCGGGTAAATCTGACCCTTTTATTTGCAAGTGATACGCCCTCATGTCTTTCGCATGGACTATCGGCAGCTTGCACGCACGATCTTTGTACAAAACTTCCATGGGCGCAGTGATTGGGAACTTATCCCCGACACACTGGTGCCCCTTGCCCGTCTGCACGTACACGACCTCTGCACTGGCGATTGCCGGAAGCATGAGCACCCCGACCAAAAAAAACTTTCTCATGGTGACTCTCCATGGATTCACGCGAGCGGATGAACGACCCCATCGTTGGGTTAACGGTCGCCCTGGATGGGTGGCAGTCCAAGATTCAAACGGCACTCCCCGGAATTATTCAGTCCTTCAATACTGACAACCCTGATTCTATGACCTGCACCGTGCAGCCGGCAATCAATGGTCAGGTGCGGGATGAGACTGGCGCGCTGACAGATGTTGAGCTCCCTCTGCTGGTCGACTGCCCTGTGCAGTTTCCGGCTGGCGGCGGCTGCACGCTGACCTTTCCCGTGAAAGCCGGCGATGAGTGTCTGGTGGTGTTCTCGTCTCGCTGCATTGATGCCTGGTGGCAGTCAGGCGGCGTCCAGGTGCAACCGGAACTGCGCATGCACGACTTGTCGGATGGGTTCGTCCTGCTGGGCTTCCGCTCACAGCCTCGGGTAATCGGCAACATCAGCACCACTGCCGCGCAATTGCGCACCGATGACGGCGCCGCTTTTGTTGAGGTGAACTCGGCAACGCACGCGATCAACGTCACTACATCCGGCGCGGCCACGGTGAACGCCCAGGGTGGAATCACCCTCACCGCGCCACTGGTGACCATCAATGGCGATGTGCAGGTGAACGGCAAGGTCAGCACCACAGGTGACGTCACGGCCGGAACCATCAGCCTCCAACAACACAAGCACGGCGGCGTTACGCCGGGTAGCGGAAACAGCGGGGCGCCTGTGCCATGAGATACCGAAAGCTCGACGAAAACGGCGACTACACCTTCGGCAACCAGCAGGCCGACTTTCTGCGGGATTCGCCCGAGGCCGTAGCCCAGGCCGTCAGCACACGCCTGAAACTGGATCAGGGCGAGTGGTTCCTCGACAAAACCGAGGGCATGCCCTGGGACACCCAGGTGCTGGGTGAGCGAACCGCTGCCACTCGCGACTCCGCGGTGCAAAAGCGAATCCTCGGCACGCAGGGTGTCGTCCAGATCGACACCTACGAGAGCGTTGTTGACCCAGAAACGCGGAAGTTCACGCCGACGGCCGAAATCACCACGGTCTACGGGACGACAACCATCACCGGGACACAATAAATGGCCTCTCCAACTGCGGCGGTTATCACGCCAACCGGCATCACTGCGCCGACGTACGCCGAAATCCTGGCGTACCTGCAATCGAAGTATCGATCGATCTACGGTGACGACGTTTACCTTGAGCCTGACTCCCAGGACGGGCAGTTTCTGGCGATGCAGGCCCTGGCCATCAGCGATGCTAATGCGGCGATCATTGCGGCCTACCTGTCTTACTCCCCGGGTACCGCGCAAGGGGCTGGCCTTTCGAGCAACGTGAAGATCAACGGCATTGCCCGTGCAGTCCCAACCAGCTCGCAGGTAGACCTGGTCATCATCGGGCAGGCCGGTACGGTCATCACCAGCGGGATTGTCGAGGACCAGAACAGCAACAAATGGGCACTTCCGGCATCGGTGACGATTCCGCCGGCGGGCGCTATCACGGTTACGGCAACCTGCACTGCGCTCGGCGCTGTGTCTGCCGGCGTGAGCCAGGTCAACAAGATCGTCACCGCGACCAGGGGCTGGCAAAGCGTCTCAAACCCCAGTGCCGCGACAATGGGTTCCCCGGTGGAGACCGACCCAGCACTACGCAGCCGTCAGAAGACCTCTACGGCTCTGCCATCCAGAACCGTACTGGAAGGGACCATCGGCGCTGTTGCTAGCGTTCCAGGCGTGACGCGGTATGTCGCGTACGACAACGACACCAACATCACCGACGCAAATGGAATTCCTGCAAATCGCTTGGCCATGGTTGTCGAGGACGGCGACGTGACGGCCATCGCCTCAGCCATTGCTGCGAAGAAAGGGCCAGGCGGAGGCACCTATGGCACCACGTCAGCTACCGTGCTGAACGTGTATGGCATGCCGATCACCATCAGATATTTCAGGCCCACTTACCGCGCAATCACGGCGGCCGTGTCCATCAAGGCTTTGGTTGGGTACACATCAACCACTGGTATCGCGCTGCAGCAGGCTGTCTCCGACTATGTGAACCAGGTTGCTATCGGCGGCGGCCCAAGCGGCACCGTCGAATGGGCGGATGCACTGACGGCAGCCAACAGCATCCCAGGCAGCGGGACATTCAAGTTGACCGCGTTGACGATCACCGGGCCTGGTGGCGCCGGAACGCCCGACGTGCCTTTGGCCTTCAACCAGGCAGCAACCTGCACGCCCGCGAGCGTCGTACTGACGGTGACCTGATATGGCCGACATCACGGATTACACCGGGAAAATAACCAGTGAGCACGCCGACAAGCCGAAGTTCATGCAGATGGTCGAGGTGGTCGCACAGTGTTTTTTGGATGCTGCGCAGGTGGCTGCAAGCCTGCCGGTGGCGTTCGATCTGGATCACGCAATCAAAGCCCATCTCGACAATGTCGGCGAGTGGGTAGGGATAACTCGCAACGTCGATACTCCGCTCACGAACGTCTATTTCGCATTCGATACCACTGGACTTGGCTTTGACCAGGGTGCATGGAAAGGGCCGTTCGATCCAGACACTGGGATTACTTCGCTTGACGATGAAACATACCGAAACCTGATCAGGGCCAAGATCGGTGCGAACCGGTGGGACGGCACGCTTGGGCAGTCGAAGGCGATTTTGGATCTGGTATTCAGTGGTGACACTTTCGTGTTCATCCAAGATAACCAGGACATGACCATTACAGTCGGCGTCACTGGTGCACATCCTTCAGCGCTTGATCTTGCGTTGCTGACGGGTGGCCATATCCCAATCAAGCCGCAAAGCGTCGGCGTCAACTATTACATCGTTCCAACGAACGACGGGGCGCTCTTCGGCTTCGACGTCAACAATCAATATATCGCCGGCTTCGACCAAGGAAGCTGGGGAACCGTTTATTCATAAATCGGGGTCTATATGCCAACGAATGACTTCTTGCCGTTCGGCTCTGCCGTGGGCGCTAATGTGTCGACCCAGGCGGAATATGCAGCACTCGCTGCTCGTTCTAACGGCTTCAGCGCTGGCACTGCGGTGTCAAGGCAGCTCAACAAGGCCTGGCGTCAATCCTCTGTTATGGCCGCGACACTCGCACAGTTCATTGCCGATCAAAGTGGCAATGATGTTCTAGACGACGGCAATCTTGCGACGATACAGACCAACCTCGGGCTTGCCATCAAGGCTGCAGTAGCTTCTGGAGTACCGTATGCCACTCAAGCCCAAGTAAACGCGGGTACGAACAGTGCGACCTCGGTAACTCCACAAACATTGGCGGTCGCGACCCGGATCCAAGCATTTACGGCGTTTACGACTACGGGATCGGCACCGGCATTTGTTTTGGCGCCGGTTCCAGCGATCACTGGGTATGCACTCAATCAGAGTTTTCGAATTACATTTCATGCTGCTGGCGGCGCGACCCCGACCATAAACATATCCACCATCGGCGCCAAAAACGTCAAGCAGTATGATTCTTCTGGTGCCAAGATACCGGCCGTCATCACTGCGAACATGACGTCGGACGCGTTTTATGATGGTACTGACATTGTTCTTCTTGATCAGTTGCCTGGATCTAGTGGCACCACTCTCGGCAAGTTTGATAGTTCGACCGGTCTTGCGACAACGGCGATGGTGCAGTCAGTTGGTCTTCGCTTCAATAACAACATCATCGTAAACGCCAATACGGCGCTGACAGCTGCCGCACACGCGGGCGCATTAATTGTCACGAATTCTGCAACTCCAATTACCCTGACTTTACCCTCTGCGGGTTCAATGCCAGGGGGTACAACCATAAAGTTCTTCAACTACGGCGGGGGTCTTCTGTCCGTAGTTGCAAACGGTACCGATGTAATTCAAGACCCGTTTGCAAACATCCCCGTACTTTCGATACCTTCGGGATCTTATTTCCTCTTGGATTCCACTGGTGCAGCGGGTTGGTATGTATTTGACGGGACCATGCCTGCTTCCGAGGGCAGATATGGCGCAGTTAAATTGGCACTGCAGTCTCAAGCCAACGCAGGCGTCGACGATACAGCGGCTATGACCGCGAAGAAGACTGCTGTTGTGGTGGCTGCTGGCGACGCCGCCGTGCTAGCTGTTGCATTCGGGGTAGGACAAACCTGGCAGGATGTAACCGGCAGTAGAGTCATCGGAACCACTTATACTAACTCGACAAGCAGGCCTATTACTGTTTCAGTAAACTCTGCAAGTGGCGCAACTGCGACTTTGTCGGTTAACGGAGTTCAGGTGTCCAGGGCTGCTCAAAGTACCGGAGGTCTTGGTTATCAACTGTCTGCAATAGTTCCTGTCGGCGGGACTTACGTATACAACACGTCAGCAGGCAACTTAACAAATTGGGCGGAGCTGAAATGATGGAGCACTATATTGATCGAGAGACGGGTGAGATTTATGCCTATGAGATCGGCGACCCTGTTAAGTCAGGGCTAGAATTTCTTGATGAATTAGGTTTGGTAGAGGCTAGGGCCGCTCAAGCCATCGCAAACGCACCTACTCCAGATGAATTGTTGGGGGCCGCAAATTTTCAGCGGGATAGCCTGCTGGCTATGACCGCCTTACGCGTTGCGCCGTTGCAATATGCAGTCGATCTCAAAAAAGCGTCGATTGACGAGGCAGCAAGCCTTAAGGCTTGGAAAGAGTACGGCGTTGCTGTAAGTCGTATTACGACCCAGCCAGGGTTCCCTGCAACAATTAACTGGCCTGTAGCACCAGGGAGTGAATTATGAAATCTTATGGTCTGGTTGGGTTTCAAACCCATATGACAGTCAGCGATGACTGGGATCCTGAGCCATTTGGCGGTCTTGCTCCAGGATGGATGCTCATGAATGGGCTGTGGCCTGACACGAGACCAGATCGTTTCGGCGATTGGTTTGCTCGCTCAACTGGTGAGTGGGAGTGGGTAGCATATCCAGATCCACCATTCGAGGTGGTATATCACGAAGGCAAGCTGAAGAACCTGGACACCATGGTCGAGATCAGCCAAGAAACTCTGCCCGGTAATATCGCCGCAAGGGTTGCGGCTCTTGAAGCCCTAGCGATTCCGCCTTCGCCATAACCTGGATAGCCAGAAGCCGCCATTGAGCGGTATTTTTTAGACTGGAGAAAAGCATGCCCATTACCGAGCAGCAGTTGCTGCAGATCCTCCCGAACGCCGGCCGCCAAGCCGGCGTTTTTGTTTCTGCACTTAACACTGCCATGAATCGTTACGGGATTGTCGGTAACGCGCGCGCTGCTGCATTCATCGCCCAGGTCGGGCACGAGTCTGGACAGTTGAGGTGGGTGCGCGAGATCTGGGGCCCCACCGCGCAGCAGGCCGGATATGAGGGGCGCGCCGATCTTGGTAACACGGTGAAGGGGGACGGCTCCAAGTACCGTGGCCGAGGACTGATCCAGGTCACCGGGCGTGCGAACTATAAAGCGTGCGGTGACGCGCTGGGCCTGGACCTCATCAGCAACCCTGAACTGCTCGAGCAGCCACAGCACGCCGCGATGTCGGCGGCGTGGTTCTGGTCTACCCGTGGGCTGAATACCCTAGCTGATCAGGGTGAGTTCGTGAAGATCACTCGGCGCATCAACGGGGGGCTCACTGGTCAGGGCGACCGACAGGCACTGTACGACAAGGCGCTGGAGGTTCTGGCATGGGCGGTATCGGTTTCTAGGGTGAATTCCAGGAAACATCAGGGCGATATTAAAGTGGCGATCACTCACCCCTAGAGTTCGCTAATCCTTCACAGCTTGCTTTGTAGCTTGGCGCGTGACTCGCTCACGGCTTCTTTGGTTATCTGGAACAGGTAGTCAAGCTCGGTCTCGCCCGTACGGGTGGCGCCCATCTTCTCGTGGAAGGAGATTACGCGCTCATTCCCTTTGCGAACGTCGAAGTGACATTTTTGAAAGCCAAGTTCTTCGAACGCGAATTTGTAGACCAGAAACGCGCTTTCAATGGCGGCATAGCGGGTTTTTTCTTCGTTGAGGATCCAGCTCCCCCAGCAGAATGAATCGCCGAAGAAGTCATAGACTCGGACGGTTCCGCATCGAACCCCATCCAGGCGTTCGATGATGAAGTAGAGCTGCTGCTTGTTGGCCTCGTCTTCTTTATAACGGCGAATCCAATTGATCTGGACTTCAACGTCGCCAGTGACGGCGGATAGGTGCTTGTTGTACTTCTCATCGATGCGGAGGCCCACGATGAATTCCGCATCGGATTCTTCGACAAGGCGCAGCTTTACGGTTTTTGAAGTCAGGCTCATGGCGCATGTCCTTATGTTTTGGGTGGGCTACTTTATACCAGTCGTCGTCTCTGGTCTCTCGCTGTAGTGCTAATCGCGCGCAAGTGCTCTGGAGTGTTTCAACTCCATCAGCAGGCGCTGATTCTCCCTGAACAGGTGGTCCCGCTGCTCGGTCACCCCCATCAGGCCATTTATGCGGCGGTCCATTTGCGAGTTTTCCAGATTTAGCCGGCTGATTTCTGACCTTGCCAGTTTGAGCGCCGACTCAGCGTCTGCCTTCCCGGTGTTCAGTGTGTCATTCATCTGTACCAGCCCTGCGACGTTCGCGCGAGCCTTTCGCAATTGGGCCTGGGTCTGAATGAGTTCATCCTCAAGCAGGGCGCACTGATGCTTATACATTTCCAGAGGCGTGGGGCAGCCAAGCCACGCCGAGGTGTCTTCGTCGATGTTCAT